GGGAAGAATCATGTTAACAATATCGCTAGTAAGGTGGTTAGGCTCAACATACTCTATAATCAATTCCGCAAGGGCTTTTCTATCGCCACTCTGCAAAATGGAAGCAACTGCTTTCTTAAGTTCTTCGTTCATTTTGAGCCTCCTCTTACAGGGTTCTAAAGGTAAGAATCATTCTGTCAGTGTCCAGTCTTTCAACAACAGCTACACCAGCAGAAGCAGAAAATTTCAATTTGCCAGCATTGCTCGCACCATCATCTGCAGTATTGGCAACCACTAGATGAGCACCAGGAACGAGGCTAGCACTATAGACAAAGTTACCAGAGGTAACGCTAAACACACCTTTATCAAAAGCAAGAGCCAACGATCCAGACATAACGGTCTGCACATCGTCATCATTCGCGGGATAGGTGAGTTTGATATTTGCATTAAACGGAGCATTGCGAGGCCGATCCCATCCGCCATGTCTCATAGCCCAATCAAGGGCGGGATAAGAATCCACCAAAGGCAGGGGTCTGTTATCCAGAGCAAACGCTACAACATACTTAGCTCTTCCGGCTTCAGCAGAGTTTGCGGGGAGTTTTATCCCAACCAAATCTTCTCTACTACCAAAATTATGCGAAGTACTCTGAGCGGTAATGAGAACCATTCTACCTTCAGGAATGTCCTGGGTAGCCACAACGCCCATAATGTCAGTATATTTATTAACTTCCATGTCAGTTCTCCTTTTGTTCTCTTAGCTTCTTAGCTAATTCGGCGGGGGTTAACTCTGCTTCAGAAGAACGAGTCAAATTCGGCAAAGCAATGCCACCGCCTATAGAAGCCTCGGATTTAAACAACACCAAATCTTTAATAAAGAAATCCAAAGAATCAACATCCATAGATAAAAGTTTTTCTTTTCTTTCTTCAAAATAATTATCAGGCATGGTTAACCCAGCTTCTGTAAATTTTTCTTTAATTTCCTCAAATTTTTCAGCCGCTTTCTCTTTGGCTTCAATAGAGGTTTTGAAAGCGCGAAGCTCTTCGAGCTCGGCTTCAAGTGTCTGAATCTTGTTCTCAAGAGTAGAAACTGCTTCGTCTTTTTCAGACAACAATTGAGCCCTCTCTTTTTCAACAATATCCAGTTTGGATTTAAGTTCTTCCAATTCGTTCAACTCTTTATCCTCCTCGTCCTCCCTGCTTGCCATACCCGTTATAGGGGTTCTGCCACCATAAGCAGGTCTGCCTACAATAGTAGCTGCAAACAAGAAAGCATCTTTTAGTGCGGAAACTCCACCGTCTTCTGCGAGAAGATCTTTACAACCAATCTCCCAAGAAATATTAATGGACTTCGCTTCCTCGTAAAGTTGTTTTAAATAAGACACATCCTCAGGACGCTCTTCTCCCCAAAGAGCACCTATGCCTTTTATTTTATTCTCTTCAACAACTAGATTTGTGATCACACCTATTGGCTCAGTTTGATCATGCCCAGGGGATATGCCGCCTTTGGCTACCTTTATGGGCATATAAACACCGGATTTAATTATATTTCCAAACTCTTCTTTAGGAACTCTTTGTTTGTTACCATTTGGAAGATCGTCCGTTAATATAAATTTAACCCAGGTTAAGGAAGGATTGAGAGATAATGCGGCTTCCACCTCAATTAAATCTCCCTCTTCCTTAATTAATTGTAACATATTTTCTATATTAATATAAACTGTATTACTCATTGTCATCCTCGTTTTGTTCTACAGTATCTCCAACAACGCTTGGGGCGTTTGAATGCGGGGTTGGCGCAAAGTCCTCAAGCCCTAATTTAGATAACTGATCTCTCTCTTCTTTCCTCTGATCAAATTGATCTTGAATGTCGTACCCAACAAACTCAGCCAAAGACGCTCTGGAAAGATTACCAGACTCATAAAGTTTGAATAAGATCTCAACAAATTGTGTAAAGGCGTGCAGATTGATGGGTAAGAATTTTATTACTGGATAAGTGCTGAACCCATTAAATTTCATCACGTCCTCTATTACCCTCCCTACAATAAACATAAGTTTCTCACGCATATTTTCCATAGTCTTTATAGGAGATAATAGGGCGTATTCTGGATTCGAAGTGTTTGACTTCTCAGTCTCACCAGTAACTAAAATTCTAGGAAATCCTAAAGCAAATAAAATGTCTGCATTTATATCCCTGTATTTGGCGTCATCCAGAAGAGCAGTAACATCCGGCATGACCCACTCAATTTGTAAGGTGTGGTTAGAAAAAAGCTGCACCAGCCTCTCATAATTATCCGTTCTTGTTCTTGCCTTAAGCTGATCTCGAATCTGGTCTAAGGCTTTTGTATCGTCCTCTAAGAGAGGGAAAGAGTCGTTGCCCATTTTAATTAATTGTATGGCACTAATAACTCTAGAAGCAATGGAATAATCCATTTTCCTTAGATTACGTTTATACTTCATGGACTCAAGAGCTGCATATAAGTACGGTAACGGATAAGGAGAGTTACTTAATTTTCTTCTCTCAATCACCAGAGGGTTTTCTAGTTTTATCTTGACTTCACCAGATTTAATTCTTGATATAAATTCTGGGTACTTACTATTAACTTCCTTCCACAAATCCGCATCCTTAGTGCCGTCAGGATATTGACCGTCGTTCTTTATAAAGTATACTATGTTTGAGGGTATAACCAAATAGTAGCTGGATTTAGAGCCTATGAACGGACGATTAATGAGAATGGTAGAAGAATCTCTAACCCAAAAGTCTGTGGGAATTATTATGTTGTCCAGCTTCTTGACTCCCCATTTCTTAAGTAAGAATTTTGAAGCCAGCCCATAAGAAATCTCAAGTACGGCTAAACCTGAAATCAAATACTCAAGCGCACAAGACTCAAGAAACTCCCCAAGATTTTCCACTACCTTACTATATATTTTATACTCATTAGCAGTTAATCCACGCTTCTCTACAAACAGACCGCCAACACCTATATCAATTAATTTATTAATCACTGTAGAAGCCAGTGGATCTCTTTTGTAAAAGAACCTGCTCAAATTAACTACGTCTGTGTATGTTTTTAAAGAGTCAATAGAAAAACTATCTATGTCTCTTTTAGATGTAACCCAGGAAAAGGAATCCTCTGCATACATTGGAGTATATAAATCCATAGTAGCAGAGAGTAACTTCACTGACTTTTCTTTTTCATCGCTCATTATAACCACCTTGCAGAGAATAAGGAATGCTTTTTCTCTATTAATTTCAAATCATTTTTAATGTAGTGTGCTAGGATACCACACAACAACGCGGAGGTCACGTGATCTCCGGCTTTCTCACCGCCTTTAATATTCAGTGTCTTATATACAATCTCCCCATTAGGGTTCTTTGTATATGCCATCCTCTCAAGCTCTGATACCATTTCAATATAGGTGCTTGAAAAAATAATTTTATGTAGGTCTGCATATTCCTGAAGAATTTTAACAGAAAAAGGTTTAACCCTTTCCATGACATCCTTCCCCTCGTTATCTTTAGCAACAACCAAAGTACCCCCAAAGGACACAGGATAAATTCTATTAGAATAATTTTTACTCCTGTACATGTCCTCAGTCATTAAGTGCTGAATAACTGCCTTACCGATATTACCCTCGTCTATGGCAATTAAAGACGGCCTAAATTTAGTATCAAGAAAATCTATAAGCCTTTCCTGTATACTATAATTTACCCTCTTTAGAGTAATGGAGGCATGTGTTTTTATGTTAAGGTTAGTGTCTTGATAAAGAATTAAAATAATGGTTGGATCAATGTAACCAAGATCAATGCCAAAAAACGGGGTAAATTTATCTGCGGGAACGTTTGGTAAAATACTCAAATTCTCCGTGTATTTATGTAAAGCCTCTTTAAGCTCTATGCCATCAAACTCTAACTTGTATACTGGATATTGTTCGATCCTCATCCTAGATCTATCAAAAACGGAATAAAACGGATTACCGTGTTCACCGAGAACAAGATGTTTAAAGTCCTCAGAATTCTCACCACCATATTGAACAATCGCCCTCTTAATATCTTCCTCTGTAAAACGTGGGTTTTTAGTGGCTGGAATTCTGTGCTTACTAAACCTCTCATCAATTTGATCTGCAAAATAACAAACACTCTTCTCCCTTCTACCGTCAGGAACACCTGATACAACTAACTTAAACCCTCTCTCCCAAGTATTAAGGGTAGGCTGTAACTCAATCCAAGTACCGTAGGGGTAAAAAGAAGACTCATCTAAGAAGATTAAGGGTGTGTGAATACCCACAACGTTCTCGCCAGTACCCGACTGTCCAGCAATTCTACAATCTAGTGTAGCGCCGTTCAATAAAACAATGGTGTGATTAGAAGCATTAATGCCTTTTCTTTTTTCTATAAATTTTTTAACGAACCCGTTAGACCTTAACTTGTATACAATAGTGGTAAAAACAGGGTCTAGATGTACCTTATTCGGGACAGTGTAAACTATGTATGGAGTCTGGTAAAAATTATTAATCATGACCCATAAAAGCATTGCGGTCAAAGAAACTGTCTTACCAACAGACCTCCCACAACAAAGCGACACATAGGGGCTGAAATCACATAGAAACTCTTTCTGGTAATCTGTAAGCATCCATTCAGGCTCTCTGCCGTCGTTGTCAAAGTTTTCAATAAACTCTGCAAAGAATACAGGATTCTCTACGACCTCTAGGATACATCGTTCTTCGTATGTTAGCTTCTCTACTAATGCCATTTAAAAATCTACCACATCTGCTTTGTTCTTCATACCGGATTTGACTAGATCTTTATAGTACAAGATCACACGCTCATCACATTTACCACAGTAAAACCAAAACTTATTGTTTGCGCTGTCAGGATAAAGAGTCCATATAGTGCCTATTAACATATTGCATTTTGGACAAAAAACCCTACCAGTCCTAGACTCATAAAATAACCTACTGCGTTCCTTAAGTTTTGTAATGTAATCAGAAAGAGAATGCTCCTCATCTGCTGTTCTACTCTTCCTGCTGATCTTAAGATCTTCTTGATACCTGGAAATACTTACCCTCAGCTGGTCTATTAAATCATTTATTTTCTTTAACCTATTTACAGAACTCTCATCATCTTGATCAGATAAAACCTTTCTCTGTAATTTGTAGGCGTACTGTTCGTAATCTTCCAGAGAAATAAGCGCTTGAATCAATCCTCTTAAGACAAGTTTATCATTTGCCTTTAAGTTTGTAGTATCATAGTCGTTCTCAAATTGATCTAGCTTTTCCTTAATCCTTCTCTCATACATCACGCTTTGATGAGATTTTTCCATGTTATCTTGGATAAACTTTTCAACCTCTTCTGGGGTTTTGTTCTTAAGGTGGCGTAGGTTTTTAATCCTGTTCCTATACTTTTCAGGGTCTCT